GAAAGCCACTTGTATTAGAAGTACCTGAAGTACCTGCGGTTCCGCTTCTACCTGCTGTACCATCTGTACCGCTTGAACCTGAAGTACCACTTGTGCCTGAAGTATTTGAATCACCACTAGTACCTGCTAAACCTCTTGTTCCTGAAGAACCAGAAGTGCCAGAAGTACCTGATGTGTTTGATGAACCACTAGTTCCAGCAGCACCTGTTATACCAGAAGTACCTGCTGAACCACTTGTTCCACTTGTATTACTTAAACCTGAAGTACCGGCAGTACTTGAAGCACCTGAAGTACCGGCTGTTCCTGTAGAACCTGATGTTCCTGCTGAACCACTTGTACCTGAAGTGTTAGATAAACCACTTGTTCCAGCAGTATTTGAAGCGCCTGAAGTACCAGCTGTTCCTGTAGTTCCAGATGAACCACTAGAACCTGAAGTACCAGATGTATTTGATAAACCGCTTGTACCAGCAGTTCCGCTTCTACCTGCTGTACCATCTGTACCGCTTGAACCTGAAGTTCCACTTGTACCTGAAGTATTACTGTCCCCAGAAGTACCTGCTAATCCACGAGTTCCTGAAGAACCTGTAGTTCCTGAAGTTCCTGAAGTGTTACTTAAACCTGAAGTACCAGCTGCGCCTGTTGTACCTGATGTACCTGTAGTTCCTGAAGAACCACTTGTACCAGAAGTTGCACTAATACCTGATGTACCAGCAACTCCATTTATTCCTGAAGTACCTGAAGTACCAGTAGTTCCTGAAGAACCACTTGTACCTGCTGTACCACTTGTGTTACTTAAACCAGATGTACCTGCTACACCTGTTATACCTGAAGTACCATTTGAACCTGATGTTCCTGATGTGTTACTTAATCCAGATGTACCAGCTGTTGTAGATAATCCACTTGTACCCGCTGTTCCTGTTGAACCAGATGTACCACTTGAACCTGAAGTTCCTGAAGTATTTGAAAGTCCTGATGTGCCTATAGTACCATTTCTTCCACTTGTACCATCAGTTCCTGATGATCCTGATGTGTTTGATAAACCAGATGTTCCTGAAGTTCCAGAATTACCTGAAGTTCCTGATGTGCCTCTTGTACCAGAAGAACCAGATGAACCACTTATACCAGAAGTACCACTTGTGTCGTTTATACCACTTGTACCTGCTGTACCTCGTGAACCAGATGTACCTGAGGAACCTGAAGAACCTGATGTTCCTGATGTGTTACTTAATCCAGATGTACCTGCTACACCTGTTGTACCTGAAGTTCCATTTGAACCACTAGTACCTGAAGTATTTGATAATCCACTTGTTCCAGCTACTCCATTTGTACCAGATGTACCATTTGAACCTGATGTTCCACTAGTAGCACTAATTCCAGATGTACCTGCTAATCCAGTAGTTCCAAAAGTTCCATTTGAACCTGAAGTTCCTGATGTATTACTTAAACCAGATGTACCTGCTACACCTGTTGTACCTGATGTACCTGTTGACCCACTAGTACCTGAAGTGTTAGATAAACCAGATGTTCCAGCTGTTGAACTTATACCAGAGGTTCCAGCTGTACCAGTTGAACCACTTGTTCCTGAAGAACCAACTGTACCTGATGTATTAGATATACCACTTGTACCTGCTGTACTATTTCTACCTGAGGTTCCATCAGTTCCTGAAGAACCACTTGTATTACTTAATCCTGAAGTACCTGATGTGCCTGAATCACCAGATGTACCACTTGTACCACGTGAACCTGAAGAACCACTTGTACCTGAATTACCAGAAGTATTATTAGCTCCACTTGTACCAGCGGTTCCTGTTGAACCACTTGTTCCAGATGAACCAGATGTTCCTGAGGTATTACTTAAACCTGAAGTACCAGCGATACCATTAATACCTGATGTGCCTGATGTTCCTGATGAACCAGAAGTATTAGAAATTCCAGATGTTCCTGCTATTCCATTTATTCCTGATGTACCATTAGTACCACTAGATCCACTTGTGTTAGAAGATCCACTTGTACCTATAGTACCACTTATTCCAGAAGTTCCTGAAGTACCACTAGATCCACTTGTGTTAGAAGATCCACTTGTGCCAGCTGTACCACTTCTACCACTAATACCATCTGTACCAGATGAACCAGATGTATTGGATAATCCACTTGTTCCAGCTGTACCTGAGTCGCCTGATGTACCTGATGTACCTCGAGTTCCTGAACTTCCAGAAGTACCAGATGTATTGCTTAAACCAGATGTACCTGCCACACCTGTTGTACCTGAAGTTCCATTTGAACCACTAGTACCACTAGTATTAGATAACCCTGATGTACCTGCTACTCCATTTATACCTGATGTACCTGAAGTACCTGTTGAGCCGCTTGTATTAGATATACCAGAAGTTCCTGCTATTCCATTTATTCCTGATGTACCATCAGTTCCTGATGAACCACTTGTATTTGAAAGTCCTGATGTACCAGCTATACCACTTACACCTGAAGTTCCAGTTGAACCTGATGTGCCTGATGTATTTGAAAGCCCTGATGTACCTGCTGTACCACTTATTCCTGATATACCAGATGTTCCTGAACTACCAGATGTACCTGAAGTTGAACTTAATCCTGAAGTTCCAGTTGTACCATTTCTACCAGATGTACCGTCAGTACCACCTGATCCTGAAGTGTTTGATAAACCACTTGTGCCAGATGTACCTGAATCACCTGAGGTTCCTGATGTACCATATGTTCCAGATGAACCAGATGATCCTGATGTTCCAGATGTGCTTGATAACCCTGATGTTCCAGATGTACTGCTTGCTCCTGATGTACCTGCGGAACCACTTGTACCTGATGTATTTGATAAACCACTAGTTCCAGTTGTACCACTAATACCAGATGTACCAAATGAGCCACTTGTATTGCTTAAACCACTTGTGCCAGAAGTTCCAGAATTACCTGATATACCATTTGATCCAGAACTACCACTAGTATTACTTACACCTGATGTGCCAGATGTACCATTACGGCCTGAGGTACCATCTGTTCCAGATGAACCACTTGTATTTGAAATTCCTGATGTACCTGATGTTCCAGCTATACCATTTATACCTGAAGTACCATTTGAACCTGATGTACCTGAAGTTGAACTTATCCCACCTGTACCAGCTGTACTTGATATACCAGATGTACCAGATGTGCCAGATGAACCACTTGTATTACTTAATCCTGAAGTTCCAGCTGTACCTGAAATACCAGATATCCCATTACTTCCAGAAGTACCAGATGTATTTGAAATTCCTGATGTACCAGCTGTACCACTTATACCAGATATACCATTTGAACCTGATGTACCTGAGGTGTCACTTATTCCTGAGGTTCCAGCGGTACCATTTATACCTGAAGTACCATTTGTACCATTACTACCAGATGTATTACTCAAACCAGAAGTTCCAGCAGTTCCTGAAACACCACTTGTTCCTTGAGAACCAGAAGTACCTGAAGTATCACTTATTCCTGAAGTTCCAGCGGTTCCTGATATACCTGATGTACCATTGGTACCATTTGATCCAGAAGTGTTGCTTAATCCTGAAGTACCTGCGGTACCGTTTATTCCAGATGTTCCATTGGTTCCGTTAGAACCAGAAGTATCACTTAAACCTGAAGTTCCAGCAGTTCCAGAAACACCACTTGTTCCATTACTACCAGAAGTATTTGAAGTACCTGATGTTCCAGTAGTTCCAGAAACACCACTTGTTCCGTTTGAGCCAGATGTATTAGATATTCCACTAGTACCTGCTGTTCCGTTTATTCCTGATGTACCTGAGGTACCATTACTACCAGAAGTATCACTCAATCCTGAAGTACCAGCTGTTCCTGAGATACCTGAAGTACCAGATGATCCATTACTACCTGATGTATTACTTGAACCTGAAGTACCTGCAGTACCATTTATTCCACTTGTACCTTGAGAACCTGAAGTGCCTGAGGTGTTACTAATACCAGAAGTTCCAGCGGTACCATTTATTCCTGAAGTTCCAGAAGAACCATTACTACCTGATGTATCACTCAATCCTGATGTACCAGCAGTTCCATTTATTCCAGAAGTACCATTCGATCCTGATGTACCAGATGTATTAGATAAACCACTTGTTCCAGCTGTTCCTGAAATACCAGACGTTCCATTTGTTCCGTTAGAACCACTAGTATTACTTATACCTGATGTACCAGCTGTTCCTGATTCTCCTGAAGTACCATTGGTTCCATTAGATCCAGATGTATTACTCAATCCTGATGTACCAGCTGTACCATTAGTACCACTTACACCTGAAGTTCCACTAGTACCTGATGAACCACTTGTACCACTTGAACCTGATGTGCCTGAAGAACCTGATGTTCTACTTTCTCCACTTGAACCTGATGTTCCTGAAGAACCTGATGTTCCGTTTGTTGAGGAATTTCCAGATGTTCCAGCAGTTCCGTTTATTCCTGATGTACCAGATGAACCATTAGTACCAGACAAACCAGATGTACTGTTTGAACCAGATGTACCATGAGTTCCTGAAGAACCAGATGATCCACTTGTACCAGAAGTACCACTTGTATCAGAATAACCAGATATTAATTTTCCAATTTGTTTAGATACAATAATAACTGAAGGTGCGGATGGATAATTTGGTCCTGCTCCTAAAGCTGTTATTTGTACATGTGAGTTTGATGATAAAAATACAAATTCTACATAATCATTTACTTGTAAATCAAATTGATAAGCAACAAATGGCAACTGATAAGCTCCATTTCCAGCCATTGTAATTGTAGAAGTTGTACGAGGTTCATTATTGCCATTTATACGAGCCCATATAATAACATCTGTATCATTTGCATTTTGAGTTGCTTCTATTTGAGCAGAATATCCTATTTCATATACTCCAGCATTATCAACTTTAATTCTAGAACCAGAAACTACTGATATACCACTTGATAATTCTGTTGTATTATAAGTCCATATTGTTGGTATATCTGAACCACTAACAATTTGTGTAGTTGAATCACTAAATGAACCATAATAATTTGAACCAGTAAAAGCTGTACCTGAAGTACCTGATATACCGGATGTACCAGATACTCCTGATGTACCTGAAGAACCATTAATTCCTGAGGTACCTGAGGAACCAGCTATACCAGATGTACCTGATGTTGTGGCAGGAACTATTCTATGTCTAACTTCACCTGTTAAAGGATCATATGTTAATACATCACTAAAAGGTGTTATTTCATTTTGAAGAGACTCAGCATATAATTCTAAAGCAGATGATGCTGGTTTTAATTTTATTATATTACTTTGTAAAGAAGCTGAATCATTAGCTAATTCTAAAGCATTTTTGTAACCTGTTTCAGTTTGTAATTTTTGTATACTTACAAAATTACTAGCAGTTAAATAAATATCATCTGCTTTAAGAAAAGCACTAGCACTAGTGATAACAAAAATTTCTTCACCTTCAGAACCACTGAATGTACCACTAGAACTAATTTGTAAATATCCAGAACCACTAGCTGTGAATAATAAACCTTCGGAATTATCTATAATATAAGACATCTAGTAATAAATATTCTTAAATCTTAACAGTGTACATTCTGAAGTAACAAACTGTTCTAAAAGAAGTTACAGTTGATACAGATGCATTACTATTAAATATATTTGTAATATTAATAACATTTCCAGTAGGGAATGTAATTGTTGGATTAGTTAAAGGTACAGTAGTTGTTAATACTTTTATTGGGGAATTTGTAGCAAATATTTGTTTTGTTTGTTGAACTGGTTGGTTAACTCCAGATGAGTTTTTAAATAAACTTCCTTTTATTTGATAATGTTCATAAAATTGTGTACCTGAAGAAACAACTGATATTGTTACTATATTAGCTTCAAATCCAACATAAATATTATTAGAAGATATTCTAGGTCTATTAGTTGTACTTGGTGATAAACCATCTGTTGTTAAATTATAAGCTACACCTTTAACACTTCCACTACCTATTAATACAAAATCTTGTACTTGAGATTCTCCAGCAGCACCTGTAAAACTAACTGGAGAGAATATTAAACTTTTATTAGCTGAGTATGTAGATCCACTAGTACCAAAGAAAACAGCTGTAGAATTATCAATTATAGGAAATTCAGTATTTCCAATAGTTGTAGCACTTGTAAATTTAACTACTCTGTTAGTAGTACCACTTACAGCTACAGATGTACCAGAAGTACCAGCTGTTCCTGATGTGCCTGATCTTCCACTTGAACCTGACGTTCCCGCAGTTCCTGAAGAACCTGTTATACCTGAAGTACCACTAGAACCTGATGTTCCTGTTGTACCTGAAGTTCCACTAACACCTGATGTACCGCTAGTTCCTGATGAACCTGATGTTCCGCTAGTTCCTGAAGTTCCACTTATTCCTGATGTACCTGAAGTTCCACTAACTCCTGATGTACCACTTGAACCTGATGTACCTGTTGTACCGCTAGAACCTGACAAACCGCTAGTTCCTGATGAACCTGAAGTACCATTTGTACCACTAGTACCTGAAGAACCTGATGTTCCTGTTGTACCACTAGTACCTGAAGAACCTGATGTTCCTGTTGTACCACTAGTACCTGAAGAACCTGATGTTCCTGTTGTACCACTTGAACCTGATGTTCCGTTAGTTCCTGATAAACCGCTAGAACCTGATGTTCCTGATGAACCACTTGAACCACTTATACCGCTTGAACCTGATGTTCCTGATAAACCTGAACTTCCGCTAGTTCCTGATGAACCACTAGCTCCTGAAGAACCTGAAGAACCACTTGTACCGCTTGATCCAGATGAACCTGAAGTACCAGATGTTCCACTTGAACCTGAACTTCCGCTAGTTCCTGAAGAACCTGAGCTACCATCCGAACCACTTGTACCACTTGACCCAGATGTTCCTGAAGAACCACTTGTACCACTTGACCCAGATGTTCCTGATGAACCACTTGTACCACTTGAACCACTTATACCGCTTGAACCTGATGTTCCTGATGATCCTGAACTACCATCTGAACCTGAAGTTCCACTTGAACCTGATGTTCCTGATGAACCATTATTACCTGATGTTCCTGATAAACCACTTGAACCACTTGAACCTGATGAACCTGAGCTTCCACTAGTTCCTGATGAGCCACTTAAACCTGAAGTTCCTGATAAACCTGAGCTACCATTACTTCCACTTGTTCCTGATAAACCACTTGTACCTGATGAACCACTGGTTCCGCTTGAACCTGAACTTCCATCGCTTCCACTTGTACCTGATAAACCGCTAGTTCCACTTGAACCTGAACTTCCATCGCTTCCACTTGTACCTGATAAACCTGATGAACCACTTGTACCTGATAAACCGCTAGTTCCACTTGAGCCTGAACTTCCATCATCTCCACTTGAACCTGAAGAACCGGAAGTTCCTGATGAGCCGCTTGAACCTGATGTTCCGCTAGTTCCTGATAAACCACTAGTTCCGCTAGAACCTGAACTTCCATTAATTCCACTTGTACCTGAAGAACCAGCTGTACCACTTGATCCAGCTATAGTTGAGCTATAACTTACATTACCTGTAGTACTATTATAAGATAATATATAATTTGGATTTGGATTATTTTGTAAACCTACAAGAGTTAATGTATCTGAACCAGATATATAAACACTACCAGACATTGTTAATGATCCTGATAAGTGTAGGTCAGTGACTAGTTGTTTACCTTTTATTTGTCCACCCATTATTATTCAAATTTACCTGTTATTGTTACTATGTCTGTTGATTGTAATTCATAACCAATATAATATGGAGATGCTGGATTAATGTTTAAAACAACATCTACTTGTGTTGGACCAGATTGGGTTATACTAATTACAGAAGTTCTAGGCACAATTGTTGAATTGACAGTAACTAAGAAATTATCTGGAGAAGTTGCTACTAATGGAGATGGAGCGTCTAATATAACTCCTACTACATAAAAGGTATTAGTAGATGTTACTGTACCTAATATTGTTTTATTTGTATTTAAATAGTTTAACACGGCTGGGTCTATTGATCCACCACCTGGTCCAGATGGTGTAGGTATTAATTGATTTTGAATTACTTGTCTTCTTCTTGCTGGTGTAGCAGCATCAAATAAGTTATCTACAACATAATCTTCTATAACTATTTGAGCTTTAGTAAAATATTTAAGATTTGTTGATAAATTTTTATTTATACTGTCAGGAATTATATAACCATTTAAAGTTATATTAAATTTAGCGCTAGATGTTCTATCATTATCAGCTGTATATTCAGTAACTGTTGAGAATGAATCAATTATAGCTCTAAATTGAAATCTATTTTTATCTCCCCAATATGAATTAGAAGCATATTGTATAGCTTCAATAACTTTATTTATTTGTTCAACATAGTTTGTATATATAATACAAGAGTAAGTAAGAGTAACATAATCAGGTACAATTACCACTCTTTTTTCTTTAACTGGGATTCTATTAGTTAAAAGATCAAAATTATCATATGAATTCTTTTTAGTATAAGGTACATCAAATACATGTATGTTTTGAGCCTTATTACCATCTAATTTCCAACTTAAATTTCTATTTCTTTCAACACCATCTCTTTTTAATACAATTAAAGGAGTTAATATTCTACTATTAGCATCTCTTAAAAATCCTTCTTTTTGAATAGCTACCCATCTTTCTGGATAAGCATATATTGTTGGTACAGCTACTTGTTCACCATCTTGAGAAACAGTTGGTCTGATATAATCATTAATATAATTAATAACTGCTTCATCAATATCCATTAACCCAACAGAAAAATCTTTAATAGGATCACCTTTAGTTGATACTTGTTCACCTCTATTTTGTTGATCACTATATGGCTGTTTACCATAAACCGGATCATAAGGAACTATTGTTTCTTGTAATGCCTGTTGTGGGGTTTTTGGTACTGGTTTTCTATATTGGGCCATTATTGTAATTTATATGGTAATAGATTTAATTTACTTACTCTACTCATATGACCATCTAATTCAAATACTATACTTTGTCCACGTTTAAATAATGGAGCTTCATCAAAATTATTAGCATTCATTAAATAATCATTATCATTACCAAAGTCAATTAAGTTTTCATTAACATTATGTACTTCATAATATCTTTCTCTATCTAAAATTATATCTCCAACTTGAGGTAATACACCTATTTGTTCTAACATAACATGGACAAAGAAAAATTTAACTTGCTGACTATTATCAGGACCATATTCTTCAATCACATAAGTTTCATCACCTCTTTCAAGATAACATTTAATCATAACAGGTTCATAGTAATATTTAACTAAAGATTCACCGTATATGTTTGTTTTTGATTGAGCTGAAACCATTTTATAATAGGCTACTTGAATAGATTGTAATCTTTTATACCCTTCTGTTATAGAAGATATTTGAAGATTAACATCATCACCAGGTGCAAATGGAGTAGGACGAGCTAAACCATCAGGATTAGTAGCTGACGCTTGATAATCACCTGGGGTTGTTACATCTTGTCCTGGGGGTCTAAAAAATACACCTGGCATGCTTTTTTTTTACATTATATAAATTGGTGAAATAAATGGAATTTTATTTAAAGCATCTTGTTCAGATTGAGCTTCTAAAGCTTTTCTTTCAAGTTGTTTTTGTGTAGAAACTGAGTCAAGTATTTCTCTTAATTGAGTTAACAATTGTTCTTTTTCAGTTCTAGCGTCTGATGTTAAATCTGTAGAAGACATAGCTCCTACACCAGGTAATGTTGCTGATGGATATTTTCCTCTAATGTATCCTAATGTTTCTTTACATAAAGATAAAGTATATCTCATAACCCAACTCTTACCTACAGAATTAATATTAGAATATATAGGATTAGAATATGGTACTCGCATCATATCTGTAATTATTGGTGGTTCAGTAGCTGAACCTGATGGATTTCCTTCTGTTATTTTAAATACTTCTGAAAGTTTTCTATATTCAAATCTTAATATACCAGCACCACCAGTACCATCACCATCTCCACCATAAGGAATTGGGAAAATAGTTAGTTGGTTATTAACTATATTAAATGTATAATCATTTGTTCTAACTTCACGTGACATTTCAATTTCTTGAATACGTTGTATATCAAAATAAATTGGCCACATCATAAAATTTGAACCAGGATAAGCGGCATTTAAACCAATACTATCAGCATATCCAGGTACACCTCCTAATCCTAAATAAGGATCATAATATTGAGTTATTGGTGGAGGTGGTTCATAAAAAACACGAGTAATTTCAATACCATCATATGGGCTAATACTAGCACTGGCTTGAGCCCAAGCATTCATGTCATAAACTTGTTGATTATTTTTTAAATGGAGTTTTCCTTTATATATCGGGATAGCGCCCATATTACTTTGTTGTCCATATGATTCAGCAACTTTAACTAGTCCTGTAACTAAACCCGGTTTAATTAGCTTATTCGTTAAATTATATGCCGATTTGAACTTAATATAATTTACAGTTTGATTTTTACCACCAAGTGTTGTATCTGTTACAAAGAAATTTATTAAAGATCCACTAATATATGTATATTGATTTAATACTTTACCACAATTTTGAATAGAAAAAGCATAAGCCATTAATGGATCAGCCATAGACATTGATGGTAAATAACTACCTGATATTTTATATACTAATCCATCAACTATTGATTGGGATAAGGCACCATCACTATTAACTTCAGACCATGTAGCTACAGAAGCTGATGAAAATCTTACAGAAGCTGTAAAATAAGTTATATTATATTCACATAAAAAAGTATCAGTTTGAGCTCCTTCTAAAGATAAATAATTGGATTGAATTTTATATTGATAAACTTCATTGCCATAAGTTGTTACTGCTTCTTCATAAGCAGCGTATATTTGAAAATCGCATAACTCAACATCAACCGTACCAAAACCTAAACGACGAGTTACAAAAAAACATGCTCTTTGAGCATCATTTTGAAATGAAGGATCCTGATCGTAATAACCAAAAGGTGTATTACCTGGTACTGGAGATAAATCAGCTGTTGAGACTGCGTATGTATAAGTTCCTGAAGTAGCCATACTATTTTGTATAAATATGGCTAGTTTCTAAGTTGTTTATATATTTCTAATATTGGTTCAACAATTGGATGTCTATGATTTGTTTTTAAATGAATATATGATACACCTTCAATAGAATGAGCAATAGCTTTTGTTAGAAAAAACAATCCACTATCTTTTTTATCTCTTAAATCTATTTGACCAGTGTCACCCACAATAGCCATTTTTGATCCTTCACACAAACGAGTTATAGCTAATTCCATTTGTGTATCAGTAATATTTTGAGCTTCATCTAGAATTATAAAAGCATTTGAAAAGTTTCTGCCTCTCATAAAAGCAAAAGGTATAATTTCAATTCTTCCTTCAGCGAATTCTTTATCAATTTTTTCTTTATTGTATAATCTATACATGTTATCATATATAGGTGCTATAAATGGATCTAATTTATCCTTTAAACCACCTGGAAGAAATCCTATTTCTTCTTTAGCAGTAACTACAGGTCTAGCTACAATAATTTTTTCAACTTCTCTATTAAATAATAAATCTAAACCAGCTTGACAAGCGGCTAAAGTTTTACCAGATCCAGCTAAACCAGTTATTACAGTAATAGTATTACTTAAAATTAAAGATTTAGCTTTTTTTTGCTCTTCATTCAGACTAAAATGAAATCGAATTGGATTTTTAGGTCTGCGCTTTTCTTTGAAAACATCTTCCATAACAGTATATTCTATTATAAATATAAAAAAAGAAGCCCAAGCTTGCGCTTGGGCTCTTTTAAGGAATTATGCTAGTCTCTGATTAGACAATGTTTAAGTCAGAAACAAACAAGTTAGCATAGAATTCAGGACGGATCATCTTCTTAGCATAACGAGTCATAATACCTTTGTTTGGTGTGAAGGTATCAGGATCGTACACTAATGGAGTCATGATCAATGGAACGTATGGAGCGTAAACCGCACCAGCTTCTAAGAACTGATTTCCACGGAAACCTAACAACACAACGTTTTGAGTCATGTATGGGTTTTTGTAAACTTTGTAACGGCTGTTCAAAGCACCAATTTTCTGAACACCAAAAGCATACTTCATAGCATCAGCATCAGCAGAAGCGTCAGCAGCAAATCCTGGGATAGATTCTAAAACTGTAGCTACAGCTGGAGAACATACTAAGAAGTTAGCACCACCACGTAAAGTTCTTTGGTGGATTGTGTTAGATAATTTTTGTAATTTGATACCAATTGTTTGGAACCAAGACATTTGAGTGTAGTAAACACCAGATGTGTTAGATGTAAATGCTGTGTTTGAAGCATTAATTTGCATACCAACTTTAGCTGACCAGAAGTCAGTTGTAGCAGCATTTTGGATCAACATATCTAAGATTTCAAGATCAATTTCCATAGAAATATACTCACTCAAAATAGAAGTTAATTCAGCTTCAGCGTCAACATTTTGGTAAGCATTCAAATCTTGAGCAAATTCAGGTGTCCACTGAGCTTTCAACTTACGAGTTTTAGCTGAGATAGTTTCATTTCTCAACTGGATGTTGATTTGTGGAATTGGGATTTGAGTAGTATCAGAAGCATTACGAGTTAAAGCGAATGGGTTCTGATCTTCAAAATCACCACGGAAACGAATAGTATCCTGTTTGTTATACAAGAAACTAAATGAACCAGTGTCAGATACAACGTTAGCTAAACTAGAACCAGAAATAGTAAATACTAATTGACCAGCAGAGTTTAAGAAAGTAAACTGTGGTAACAATGTATCTGGAGTGATGAAATTGGCACTACCTGTCAAAGTAAAAGCAGCTAAACCATTGTAATCAAGAACAGAAGCATCAGTAATTGAGCTAGTGTTAACAAAGATTTGAATGATTTTGCTATCAACTACTGATTGTGAGTAGTTAGCATCAAAATCAACTTGAGCCCATGTTCCTACAGAAGCAGAAGCAGCTGAAGTTAAAGATTGAGAGAATTGGTTAACTGAGTAACCAAAACGACCAGCTCCATATAAACCACCAGTAGCTGTGTTACCGAAGTTAGCTGAAGAATCACCATAAAGAGAATCACCAGATTCAAATGGTAATTTTTTATTACCATATTGGTAATCTAAATAGAATACTAAACCAGCAGGCAATGACATTGGTTGAACGCTAACAAATTCTTTAGCGGCAATCTGACCAAATACCTTACGTACCATTGGTAAAGCGATACCAGCCCATTGAGCGCCTGTACCGTTTGTAAAGTCAGAAGTACCAACTGTTGTGTTAGTTTCAACTACTAATTGCTTAGCTTGGTTTTCCAATAAAACCGCCATATTATTGCGGTTGCTGTCTTCAAGACCTTCTAAAAGTCCTGATTTTTCCCACCTAGAGGCTAAGCGAACAGCATCAGTTTGAGCTGACTGCCAGCCAGTAGTGGATTCTAAAAGAGAGTTAATTGTGCTCATTTTTATTTAAGTTTGTTTTTATGTTTATTTTTTAATAATACCTGCTAATTTTTGCATACGTGTTACTTGCACGTCCTCATTAACAATAGTCTTGGCAGGAGCAATACCCATTGGTTTTGAGGCAAAACCTACAGATTCTTTAATAGTTGACTTTTTAGTTTCAACCAAAGCATCTTTTAATGTTTCATAAATATTCTTAGCTTCGTTCAAGTTAGCAGCTCTATCAAGGGCATTGATAACTTTTAACTTTTGACCTTCGCTTAAGTTTTTAGATTTGAAGATTTTGTTCATGTAAAGAAGTTTAGCGTTTAAAAGATTAACTTCGTTAAGTTCAGATTTAAGAATATTAATAGTTTTAATAGCTTCTTTTAATTCTTCTTCCATCTTTTCTTTTTCTTCATCATCTTCTTTTTTCTTAGCTTCTTCTACTTCTTCAACTTCATCTAATTCAGCTAAAATTTCTTCAAGATTGAAATCTTCTTCCATGTTTTCTTCATCTTTAGCTTCATCAGTTTTTTCCATTTCACTCATGAATACATCACGGATAATGTTACGGAGTTCATCAACTGATATTTTGTCAGATTTTTTCATTTCTTCTATTTCAGCTTCTTCACCAGCTTCTTTACCTTTTTCATACTCATAAGCTCCCATACCTTCAGCCATATCATCTTTCTTTTCATCATCTTCATCTTCATCTTCTTTTTCTTCAGATGGTTTCTTGGCTTTTCTTTTTTCTTCTAAAGCTTCAGCTTCTAATTCAGCTAAGATTTCTTCTAAATCAGCTTCTGTGATGTCACCTTCTTCCATGTTGTCAAGGCCGTAATCATCATCATCAGCTTCAGTAAATTCTTCATAAGCTTCATCAGTTTCTTCAACTTCATCAGTTTTCATCATTTTACCTTCTTCCTCTTTTTCGTAAGCTTCATCTTTCATCATTTCTTCTGATTCTTCAACTTCTTCTTCAATTTCTGAAAGTTTAGTTTGAATCATAGACATAATACGTGGGGCTAAAGTTTCTTCAAGAGCAAGCTTGGCATTTGCTACAGCAGTATCACGTACAGCTTTAGCATCGGCAATAGCCTGTTCAAATAATTCTTTGTTTTTCATTTAATTTTTAAAATTTTTTGGTTTTTCAATTGCTTATTAAAAAAGCAATATAGCGGATTTTACAAATCAGTCACGTGATATTAGAGATCACGTATAAAGGACGGATATAAATATATAAGGAAATATAAAAACGCGTCCTTTAAAAAGAAACTTTATTTTATACAACAAACACCAGTTTGAGAACAAATAATATCTGTAATTATTTGATTAACTCTTTGATATTTGTTGTGAGTGTTTGTATTGTTTGGATTGTATGATTCACTTAATCCAACAACATCCATAAAAGCACCTTGAGTTGATGGTGTACTAACAAAGTCCCAACATACTAACTCAAAATCATCTTGTACTTCTACTGTTCCTTCACCTAATGGTTTTACTGAACCCATACCACGAGAAGAAATACCTACAGTAATATTATTTAAAAATAAATCACGTAAAATATTACCTGATGGTGTGGGTAAAATTTCAATACGACCCATTAAATCATCACCATCCCACCATAATTTTTTAATATTATGACATACATTTTTTAAGTTAATAATAGATGAATCTGGATGGTCTAATTCTCCAAGTGCTCTGTTTTGAGCTATTGGACCAGAAATATATTTTTCTACTTCACGTTTTAAAACTGGTTCTGGGTATACTCTTTTATTAGCATTTAAAGAGTTAGCACGTTGAACAACTCCCTCTACAACTAAGTTTTTTGTAGGACCAAGTTTAGCCTCCATCAATGATTGAGGACTAATCTTGAAAGGTAAATATTCTATTAGTACTTGTTTTGACATTAGATATCAATTGTTTGTCCAGCATTAAAAGCTTTTAATAACTCTTGTCTAGCAGATGTGCTAGACACTTTATTAATTCTATTAATTATTTCTTGATTTTGAGATGAATTAGATGTTTTAGCAGTTTTAGCTTCTTTCATCATTTTTTTAACTAAAGATTTAATTATAGCTACATTATTTTTTGTTAATTTAATTTCAGCTAAAGATGATGGCTGTTTAGTTACTCTAGGCATTCTGTATAATACAGTATCAATAGCCTTTTTCATGAATTCTTGTTGAATTGGGTATAATTCATTAGCAGGAACATTTTTAGCTTTATCTATATATTCTTCAAAATCACTAGAAGATTTATATACTTTAAAATTATTACCTGATGGAGCAAACATAAAGAATGCACTTTTCATATCACCTAAATCACCAGTATAAGATCCTACAGAATATCTTTTTAAGTTTTTTAAATTATCACCATATATTTTTTGTAAGATAACTTCTTCAGTATCAAAAGTTTTAATATCGGGTGTTGATTGTTGATATTTCTTTGTACCATCTATAGCTTCATTCATTGAAATCATATTATCTAAAGATGGCTTTTTTTCTTCAAAATCAAGATAATGTTTGGCTTTAACTAAATAATCTTTAGCTAAATGAATTTTTTCTTGCCACCAATCAGGAAAATCAACTTCATCTTCCATTTGGTCATATTTATCAAGCATTTTATATAATTCAACAGCATATTTAGCTATACGATATAAACTAGCTTTTAACATATCTGGTTCATCATCTTCATGACCTAAATCAATATCTTCTTTTTTAACTTTTTTTTCTTTAGTAGCTTTAGTTATTGATTCTTCTGTATCACCATCACCATCAACATCTGGAAAATCAGGCATTTTAGTCTTTTTTTCATTTAAAGATTCTTTAACTATTTTAGCTTTTGTCATCTGATTTGGAGCCATGTTATCTTTCTTTTTAACTTCTTCCATTTCAGTACTAGCTACTTCTTTTTTTCTATTAGGTTTTTTCATACCTAACATTTCATAAGTAGCATCTTCTAATAAATGAGTATAGTAATTAGCATCAGAAAGTACATTTTTAACAGCTTTAACTAAAGCTTTTTTAACTGTTTCATTAGTTACTTCTCCACCCATCTTAACTAATTCATAGTCAAGACCTCTTTGGACTTCAAATGGGTTAGCTTTATCAATGTCAGGAATTACTGACATAAGTGATTTAAGATATTCGTTTGTGGTAGCCATTTATATATAAATATTAATTATCCCTGCCCAACTGACAGTTTTTTATAGTTTTTACTTTGTTTTAATTTACTTGATTTAGTTTTTGCATGGATTCCTGGTCTTCTCTTCTTTGATTTTACTTTGTAAAGTGATGAAGCTGAGAGTGTAGTTTTTTTAGCTTTTGCCATTTGTTAAGATTTTAATTTTAGTTTGTAAGTCTTTAATTTCACTAACCATTTTTTCTAAAACCTCATTAGTTCTTTTTAAATATATTAAATTTTCATTAGACTGTTTTAATTCAGTCTTTAATCTATTTGTATATTCTAATATTTTATTAATTTCTAAAATACGTTTACGTACTTCTTTAATAGCATTATGCAATTGATCAGCTGGTTTACGTGTTTCAGCTGTTCTTTTAAATTGAGAATATTTTACTTCATTTAAAGCTTCTTCTTTTGGTTTAACAATATCATCATAATTTTTCATTGTTAAAGCTTTATTGTTAGTACTTAAAGATATAACTTTTTCTGTTACATCATGTAAATCCATGTCACTTTTGGCATCTTCTCTAGCGTATTCTAACATACGAATAAATAAAGGAACATCCATAATAATAATATCTTTTGGATTTTTCTTAACTTCATTCCATAAATAACTAGCATCTAACATATCTTTTGGTTGTACTTCTTTATAACCATAAGATTTAGTATAAACATTATCTTTAGTTCCTTTAACAAAAGCAGAAGGTAAACCTGATTTATTAGGAGTTGGATTTGGTCTTGGGTTATTAGAAGCTTCTGTTTTAAGTTTTTTTCTTAAAAAAGCATATTTAGCTTCTATACCAGGAACACTAGCTGTGGTTGAAATTTCTTGACTTAATTTTTTCTTAATATAAGTCTCAATAATTTTTTTAATTTCTTCTTTACTTCTCATGATTATTTAGATAATTCATTCACTAATTCATGATACTGAAGTAAAGTAATAAGATGTTCATCTTTTACTATTTGTTTTTTAGATAAAAGTTTAATTAGATTTATAGTTTCTTGCAATTTAATTTCAACTGTTTTATCATCAACTTTACTCTTTAATTTAACTAAATTTTCTCTAATCTCAGTTAAATTTTTATTAACAAATCTTCTTAAATAATCAACATTAGAAATATTACTAATATATTCTTTTAAAACTAATTTTTGTTTATCAGATAAATTGGAATATTTGTTATTAAACTTTTCAATTAATATTCTGTATGTTAATATACGAATATCTTTATCTTGAGTTTTAAATTCTTGAATAATTGTATTTTCAACATTTTCAGAATTTACACTACTTTTTGTTATATGTTCTAATAAAGTTATTTTATTAGTTAAGATTTGATCAGGGGTTGTAAAAGATTTTAATTTTTTAATTTCAAATAATGTATAAATAGCAGCTGATGTTTTATAGTTATTTATTTTATTTTTAAAAAAATTAGTTAAATCATAATGTTTTTTAATTTCTCTAATTAATGAATATTTTTCTTTATTAATTTTTTCTTCATCTAATTTAAGAGATAAATCTAATACAGTATTAAGTAACAAATCAGCTTTTGATTCATCTAATTTATCACTATTTAATACAGAATGATATAGCTTTTGTTCTTTAGCTAGTTCTGTATTAGTAAAATACTTTTTAACTATCTTAACAGCAGATGATTCTTTTCCAGCCATAACGTCAGAAGCAATTTGTCTGACCAAAAGCTCAAAAAGAACCCCAGTGTTTTTATACTTCGAGTGTTTAATTGTCATGAAGGTATAATTATACTACTTATAAATATATACTTATTTTAGTTCCTCACGGATATTTTCTTCATTTAGTAAACTACTTCCTTTAAACATATCAGTTTTTCTAGGTAATCCACCAAACATATCTTTATTTTGTAAATATATAGAAGCCGCTGGTATAGATCGTTTAATAGTTTCTCTAATTTCTTCATCATCTTTATATTTACCCTTCATAGAGTCAACTCCTAGTCTATCTCTACCTAAAGGATCTGTTTGAGTGTTAATAAATGATGATTTATCTTGAGGTCTACCAGGCATGTTTACAATATTAGGCTCATTTTCATCAAATCCTGGAGGTACATCTTTAGCGGTAGTATACCTACCTTTACCATAAGCATTAGCTAATTGATGTGGTGTACCATATACTTGACCTGTTTCTGCAGGATCATTACCTTCTTCTTCAATTTGTTTAAGTCTAAAAGTACGTTTTTTATCTTCAGCTACTAAATCTCTATATTCATCAAATTGATCTTCACTAAAGTGGAAAATATTATCATATATCCAATTTGAAGGTAATAAAGATGTTTCTTGAATATCTTTAGCTAAAGCAACTTTTTCCTTCATTAAAGCAACTCTTTCTTGATCATAAATGATAGATGGAGTTGTTAAATTTAATTCAAAGTTAGTTAAACTTTCATTATCATAACCTTGAGTATATAAATGTACTAGAGCAATTTTAGTAAGTTCACTTAATAATATACGTTGAATACGTTCAATAGTGCGGGCAAAACGAATATCTTCAGCAGCTAATGTAGCTTTACCACTTAAATCTTTTTCATATCCTAAATAAGCTTTAGGTACTTTTAAAGCAGCAAATAATTTTTCTCTTAAATAAGCTACATCCTCAATACCATTATATTCTAAACCTTTAGCAGTGTCAATTTTTGTTGTTGAATCACCACCTCTAACAGGAATATAAATATCTTCTAACATGTTTTGCATGTTAAATTTTAAATTATAATTACCAGTATTAGGATCAATAAATGGAGTTTTTTTAACTTTTTGCATCATACGTTGCATATAGTTTTCAACTTCATTTGGTGGGATATTACCTACGTTAACATAAAAAACACGTTTTTCTGGGGCACGTACAATTCTATGAATTAACATAGCATCTTCCATTAATACATACTGTTTAAATAATTTTCTTCCTGGTTCAAGATATGATCTACCATAAGGTAAATAATTAACATCATTAATTAATCTAAAATGAGCCATTTCATAGTTTTGAAATAGAATACCTGTATCTTGACCAGAATAAGAAGCATAATTAGCTGTTACACCGGTAGCAGCTGTTGGATCATACCTAAATCTAACATAAGCTGGATTGGCTGGATCGGTTCCTTCTTCTCTAATCATTGTGTATGCTGAGAATGGAATAACATTATATACTCCATATTTTTCAGCTATTTCTAATTTCAAATAGAAATCACCATATTTACACATATTACGAGTCCATGACCAAAGATTAAATTCAACATTCAATACATCATAAAATAGATTATAAAGAATTTTTTGAATATTTTCATCACTTGATCTAATTTGTAAAACTTCACCTTGTTCGTTTTTTAAAGTACATTCATCTGAAACAATGTCTAGTGCAGAAGACACAATAGCATCTGTATCCATTGATTCATAATCAGCATATAACTGAACACGAATGTTTTGATAGTTTTGAGCAGAATTTAAATTATAAATTCCAGGACCTGAAGTTGTATATATTTTTTGAAATCTATCAACCAGTGAGTTTGTTTGTAGAACACCTAAAGATTGAATTCTATCAGTATCCATAACGGATAGCTGATTTCCACCTGTGTTTCTAATAACAACATCAGATGAGAATAGTCTTTGTAGTCTTCCAAATAAAGAAGTATTTGCCATTTATATATAAATATTTATTATCCTATAAGCCAGTTTAAGTTTTCTTTTCCTCCCATACCATCATCCATTGTCCATGGATCATTATGAACATTATGTGGTGAATAGTTACTTGACATAACAGGCATATAACCACTAGATATACTGTTTAGACTAGCTCTAGCTAAGTCAATACCTGTTTGTTTAAAACGTAAACTTGTATCACGTAAAAACATAGCAAATCCAAAACTCATAACCAAATCATCATTATAACCATCCATAGATTGTGCTTTACCATTTTTCCAAACAAATGTTCTAAATTCCTCTAACAATCTCTTTGATTGTACTGTAACTGAACGTTCGTGAATATAACTAACAAGTTTTGAGATAACAAGCGGTCTTGTACGAAGAGAATTAGTAAATCCAGGAACCATACCATTTCCATTTTCATATCTATCAAGATACATTTCAACATTAGTTAAAGCCATATCTGATTTTGGAGAGTAATATAAATTTCTATATCCTCGTTCAATAGCTGTTTGTAATACATCCCAACCATAAGTAGCATTTTCAATTACTAATAAAGCATCATTATATTCAGATGCTACTCCTACTAAAAAATTACCATAATCTCTAGTACCTAATTGACCTTTATATTCAGCTACTTGTGTATTTGAATCTACATCAATAACATGAAAAGCTGAAAAGTCTTTACCATCACCTCTAGCTACGTCAGCTGTGACTACATATGTTCTTGAAAAATCTGGGTGTTCCCAAATCCAATAATTACCATCAATACCTCTTCTTTCGATTGGATCTTTTTGATATGTTTCTATATACCAATTTAATATTTCTGGTTCAATAGCTGTATCACCAGATGTACTGAAATCACAATCACACTCTTGGGCGGCTAATCTAGGTCCTAAGTCAGCAGTTTGTGTATCTCTCCATCTTTGGTCTCGTTCTGGGTGTACAGTCCATGGTAATCTAATTGGTAAAAAACTATTATCTCTAGCCTCAGCTTTAGTCCATGTTTTATGGAACCAATTACCTGTACCATAAGGTGTAGATATAGCTATACATCCACCACCAGTAGCTAATGTTTGTTGAGCACTAGCAAATATTTCTTCAATATTATCAATAAATGCTGCTTCATCAATAATTAATAATGAAACTGCTTCACTTCGACCTGAGTCACCAGCTGCTGATACTGCTTTAATTTGAGAACCATTAGCTAGTTTAAGTGATAATTTATTGTTTTCTATTGCTTTTAATTTAAGCCAACTTGGTAAATTTTCATAACCAAATTTAACTTTAGTTACTAAGTTTTTTGCTGTTTCTTGTTTTGTAGCTATACAAAGTATATTTTTATCTTTTTGAAACAACATCATCCATAAAGTATAAGCACCAACCAATGTTGATATACCTAACTGTCTAGATTTATTGACTATATTGTAACTATTATCTTGAAATAAATTTAATACTTTTTCCTGGAATGGGTATAAATTAAATTGGGTTCTACCTCTTGTTGGATGTTGAATCCAATAATATTTTTTCATAAAATAAACAGGATCACTAGCACATTTAATATACTCCTGTCTAATTAAAGTTTTGATATCTTGGGGTTGTTGTTCACTCATAAAAGTACTATAATAAAACTTACAATTGAAATCATAAATGCTCCAGTTAATTTTTTAATTGTATTATTTAATTTTATATTTTTTTTATTTTTTTCATTTATAATATCATCTTTAGTTATAATTACTCTATTCAAATCTTTAACTTTACTATCTAAAACAATACGAGTAGAGTCTAAAACACTAATTATAATATCTTTTCTAAAAATAATAGTGTCCATAGCTTTTATTGAATCACGAGAAATAACTAATTCTTTTTTAAGATTATCTCTTTCAACTTTAACTAAAAGAGCGTTTTTTAATGATTTAATAGGGACTATTACTGTTGAATCAGTTAAACGCTGTTGTGAACTCGCTGATGATATCATCATCAGACATATTATTGATGCGATTATGTTCTTTTTCATATTGTTCTTTATATTGTTGAGCTTTTTTAGCTATATTAGCTAATTTAGCTTTATCTAAAATTACTAAAGAATCTAAAATATGTCTAGTAGAATCTAAAGATGTTATTTTAATATCTTTTTTTCCTATTTCAATATTTAACCC